ATATGGTCTTATAGAGTGGACTTTGATGATGTAGTTTATATTGTAGAAGGTCCACTAGATTCTCTCTTTTTAGATAACTGTATTGCCTCAGGTGATGCAAATTTATCAATGATTGCAAAAGACTTGACCAATGTTGATAAAGAAGATAAGGTGTTGATTTTTGATAATGAACCACGAAATGCAGAGGTGTGTAAGCTGATGCACAATGCAATTAGAGGTGGTCACCATTTAGTCATTTGGCCGAAATCTATAAAAGAAAAAGATATAAATGAGATGATATTAGCAGGATATAGTCAAAGAGAGATAAAAAGTATTATAAGTAAAAATACATTCTGTTGCATAAGAGCATTCAATCAATTAGTTTTTTGGAAGAAAATATGAGTAATGTCAATTTAGTTGGCGTTTCCTCGTTTTGCGGTGATTTGAAGAGTAGAACACCAGAGGAAGCGATAGTATATATGGCCAGAGTGTCAAATCCTAGTAATCAAAACAATTTTGAGGATTCTGAAAAACTTATAAAATATTTAATCAAGAACAAACATTGGTCACCATTTGAGATGGTACATATTGTCATGGAAATACAAACAACGAGAGATATAGCTAGACAAATATTAAGACACAGGTCGTTTTCTTTTCAGGAGTTTAGTCAGCGTTATGCAAATCCAGTAGAAAGTTTATCACATCAATATAGAGAGGCTCGCTTACAAGATGTGAAGAATAGACAGAACAGTATAGAATCAAATAATGAAGAATTACAAAGTGAATGGGAAATGAAACAAACATCTGTAATGAAAAATGCTGAAGAGGCATACAAGTGGGCAATTGAAGAAGGTATCGCTAAAGAGCAGGCTCGTGCAGTTTTACCAGAAGGTATGATGGAAAGTAGATTATATATGGCAGGTAGTTTAAGGTCTTGGATTCATTATTGTGAATTAAGAATGTCAAACGGTACACAAAAAGAACATATGGAGGTTGCAAAACAATGTTGGTCAAATTTAGAAGAAGAGTTCCCAAATGTTACTAGGGGACTATGTGAAAAGAAAGAAAATAATAATGAATATTAACTTACAAAAAGATGAATTGTTTGACCCACTAGGCCTCAAAAGACTTAGAGAATCTTATATGATGGAACACGAAACATCACCACAGGAGAGATTTGCTTATGTATCAAATGCTTTCGGGTCTAACAAAGAACATAGTCACCGTTTATATGAATACAGTAGTAATCATTGGCTTAGTTATTCTACTCCCGTTTTATCTTTTGGGCGTAGTAAGCGTGGCCTCCCTATTTCTTGTTTTCTCCCTTATCTTCATGATAGTAGAGAAGGCCTCATTCAAACATTATCAGAAGTAAATTGGTTATCAATGTTAGGTGGCGGTGTTGGTATTGGTCTTGGTATTCGTTCAAGTGATGACAAGTCAACTGGTATTATGCCACACCTCAAAACATATGATGCCTCTAGTTTAGCATATCGTCAGGGTAGAACTCGTAGAGGTTCTTATGCAGCCTATCTTGATATATCACACCCAGATGTAATACAGTTTTTAGAGATGAGAAAACCAACGGGCGACCCAAATGTAAGGACACTAAACTTACATCATGGTATAAACATCACAGATAACTTTATGCAACTTATAGAAAAAGCTATGGTTGATAAAGATTTTGATGATACATGGGAACTTAAAGACCCACACTCAGGTGAGGTAAAAGAAACCATATCAGCTAAAGAACTATGGCAAAAAATATTAGAAACACGAATGATGACCGGTGAACCTTACATTCACTTTATTGATACAAGTAATCGTTGGATGCCAGAGTTTCAAAAGAAAAAAGGTTTGAGTATTAGACAAAGTAATTTATGTTCAGAGATAATACTACCAACAAATAAAGATAGAACAGCCGTGTGCTGTTTATCTTCACTCAATTTAGAATACTATGACGATTGGAAAGACAACCCTCTCTTCTTGAGAGATGTTGCAGAGATGTTAGATAATGTTTTACAATACTTTATTGACAATGCTCCCGAAGCAGTATCAAGAGCAAAGTTTAGTGCCACGCAAGAAAGGTCCATTGGTATTGGTGCATTAGGTTTACACGCATACTTACAAAAAAATATGTTACCATGGGAGTCAGCAGAGGCACGTTCAGCTAATGTTGAAATGTTTAGACATATAAGGAGAAGTTTAGATGAAGCCAACTTGGAACTTGGAAGATTACGAGGAGAAGCTCCTGATGCTATTGGTACTGGTCGTAGGTTTTCTCACCTTATGGCTATTGCTCCCAATGCTAGCAGTAGTATTATTATGGGCAATACATCTCCTTCTGTAGAACCGTATAGAGCAAATGCCTACAGACAAGATACTTTATCTGGTGCATACTTAAACAAAAATAAATTCTTAGACAAAATAATAAAAGAAAGGTGCCCAGATGAAGATGACTATAACGAAGCATGGAGCAGTATTATCGCAAACGACGGATCTGTTCAGCACCTGGGTTTACTTAATGACCGAGAAATGGCCACGTTCAAAACGAGTATGGAGATTGACCAAAGATGGATCGTGGAGCACGCAGCTGACCGACAGAATTACATTGACCAAGCGCAATCCCTTAACTTGTTCTTTCGGCCGGATGTAAACATTAAATACTTACACGCAGTACACTTCATGGCATGGAAGCACGGTCTTAAAACGCTGTACTATTGCCGTTCTGAAAAAATTGGTAAAGCAGATAAAGTAGCCAAAAAAATAGAAAGAGAGGTGATCAAAGAACTCGATATGAAGGCAGTTGTTGAGGGTAAGGCAGGGTTTAGGAACATTATATATGGAACACCTACCTGCAATTTTTGTAAGATGGCGAAAAAGGAATTGACCGACCGGAATATTCAATTCGATTGGATTGATTTAAATGAGATTGGCAAGACCGCTGCTGAAGTAACGGGTAGAACAGTTAAGACCGTGCCCCAAATTTATCTAAAAGGAGAGTATATTGGTGGTTATAACGAGATGATGAATGTTCTAAATAATGAGTCAAATTCTGATGATAACGAATGTTTAGCTTGCGAAGGATAATACATGGCATATTCAGACAAAGTAATAGACCATTATGAAAATCCAAGAAACGTAGGGTCTATGAATAAAAATGATAAAGATGTAGGCACAGGTATGGTCGGTGCACCGGCCTGCGGTGATGTAATGAAACTACAGATAAAAGTAAATGATGATGGTATTATTGAAGATGCGAAATTTAAAACATATGGTTGTGGAAGTGCAATCGCAAGTAGTAGTTTAGTAACAGAATGGGTAAAAGGTAGAAGTATTGATGATGCAGAAACAATTAAGAATACTGAAATAGCTTCTGAACTGGCATTACCACCAGTAAAGATTCATTGTTCAATCTTAGCTGAAGATGCAATCAAAGCTGCTGTTGCTGACTATAAGAAGAAAGGTAGTAAAATCGAGGTAAAAACTGAAACACTTTGAAGAAAGGAAAAACATGAAAGTTTTATGTGTATTATATGATGACCCACAAAATGGAATGCCTAAAGATTATGCACTAGAAAATTTACCAGTAATAGAAAAATATCCTGATGGTCAAACATTACCATCACCAAAGGCTATTGACTTTAGACCTGGTGAATTACTTGGTTGTGTATCTGGCGAGTTGGGTCTTAGAAAGTTTTTAGAAGAGAATGGGCACGAATTAGTTGTAACATCGGACAAAGATGGAGATGGTTGTACGGCAGATAAAGAATTAGTTGATGCAGACGTTGTTATATCTCAACCATTCTGGCCATATTATCTCACAAGAGAAAAAATGGAATCAGCACCAAACTTAAAAATGGCGATTACAGCAGGTATAGGTTCAGACCACGTTGACTTGCAGGCCGCCATGGACAATGGTGTGGACGTGATGGAGGTGACATACTGTAACTCAAGGTCAGTTGCAGAACATATTGTAATGATGATTCTTGCATTAGTTAGAGATTATCATACACAACACCAGATTGTAAATGAAGGTGGTTGGAATATTGCTGATGCAGTTTCAAAGTCCTATGATTTAGAAGGTATGAAAGTTGGTACAGTTGCTGCTGGTCGTATTGGTTTAGATGCACTCAGAAAACTAAAACCATTTGATGTAGAGTTACATTATTTTGATAAGCATAAATTATCTGATGATGTAGAGTCAGAGCTTAATTTAGTTTATCACGATTCAGTTGAATCATTGGTCGCAGTTTGTGATGTTGTTACAATTAATTGCCCTTTACACCCAGAAACAGAAAATCTTTTTGATGCAGAACTTATCTCTAAGATGAAAAAGGGAGCATATATAGTAAACACGGCTCGTGGTAAGATATGCGATAGACAAGCAATTGTTGATGCACTTGAATCGGGCCAGTTAAGTGGTTATGCAGGCGATGTATGGTTTCCACAACCTGCACCAAACGACCACATTTGGAGAAGTATGCCAAATCATGGCATGACACCACACACATCAGGAACATCACTCACAGCACAGGCACGTTATGCCGCCGGTGTCAGAGAGATACTTGAAAAATTATTTGATGGTGAAGAACAGAGAAGCGAATACACTATCGTAAAAGCTGGTGCATTGGCAGGAACTGGTAAACATTCTTACACAGAGGGTAGTGCTACCGATGGGTCAGAAGAAGCCGCAGAATATAAAACATAGCAAAGGAAAATAAATGTTAAGAGAGGAAAGAAACTACTTCAAACCGTTCAACTATCCATGGGCCTATGATGCTTGGTTGAAACACGAACAATCGCATTGGTTACACACCGAAGTACCTATGGCAGAAGATGTTAAAGATTGGAAACATAAGTTGACAAATGAAGAGAAACAATTTCTCACTCACATTTTTAGATTCTTTACACAAGGTGATATAGACGTTGCAGGTGGATATGTTAAGAATTATTTACCATATTTTCCACAACCAGAAATAAGAATGATGTTGGCTGGTTTTACAGCTCGTGAAGCATTACATATCGCCGCCTATTCTCATCTTATAGAAACACTTGGTATGCCTGAATCAACATATTCAGAGTTTGCAGAGTACGAAGAGATGCAGAATAAACACGATTATATTATGGACATATCCTCAAAGAATGGCACAAAAGAATCCACGGCGACTCATATCGCCGTGTTTTCTGCCTTTACAGAAGGTATGCAGTTGTTCTCATCATTCATAATGTTACTGAATTTTCCACGACATGGTAAAATGGCCGGCATGGGTCAAATTATTACATGGTCAATTGTAGATGAAACACAACACGCAGAGTCTATGATTAAGTTGTTTAAAACTTACATACAAGAAAATCGTGAAATTTGGAATGATGATTTAAAATCTAAGATATATAATATTGCGAGAAAGATGGTTGAATTAGAGGATAAGTTTATTGACCTTGCATTTAAAATGGGGCCAATGGACGACCTTACAGCTGATGATGTAAAAAAATATATTCGTTACATTTGTGATCGTAGGTTAATTAGTTTAGGTTTAAAGGGTCATTATAAAGTAAAAAGAAATCCATTATTATGGGTTGAAGAAATGATTAACGCACCAACACACACAAACTTTTTTGAGAATCGTGCGACAGACTATGCCAAAGGTGCTCTCAAAGGTAAGTGGGATGATGTTTGGGGTAAGGCAGCCTAAATGAAGTTACTTGAGTATGAGTGTGATGAATGTGATTCAAAATTTACGATAGAGTTTGGTATAAGAGGAACAGAAACAGAACCGACATATTGTCCATTTTGTTCCTCTTATTTACAATATGAAAAGGATGACATAGAAGAAGAATGAGTTGGACGTGGAACGGTGGGCCTCTTTTAGAAGAAGTCGCCGAAAAATATTATGGGTTTGTTTACTGTATTCATAATTTAAAAGAGAACAAACGATACATTGGTAAAAAGTTTTTTACTAAGGCAGGGTATCGCCAAGTAAAAGGCAAAAGAAAGAAGATAAGAAAACCATCTGATTGGCCAACGTATTGGGGTTCAAACGATAAACTGATTGCAGATGTTAAAAGACTCGGTGAAGAAAACTTTATACGGGAAATTTTGCACCTCTGTACAAACCGTAGTGATTGTGCCTATCTTGAATTAAAGGAACAGATGATAGCTAAAGCATTAGAAAGAGATGATTACTATAATGATTGGATTATGGTGAAGGTGTCTGGAAAGAATCTAAGGTTTTTATCTGAACGGCAACAAAGCTATATATCTCAGAAAAACAAAAATTCTGGGTAAATATGAACTATAAAGGAGAGAGTTTTGAATAAAATTGAACTATATGCTAATAACTTTGGTAGAATGATAATACACCCTTGGAAGTTAGGTACGAGGCGTGGTAATAGAGGACCTAAGACATTCTTTAAATACATTGCATTTTATTGGACAATGTGGTGGGCAAGTCTAGCAAGTGTTTTTGGTTTTATTGTGTAGTGCAACATTTTTTATAAATAACCATTTTAAAGGAGAAGTTAATGTTTACAGATTTAACAGTTAAGGCAATTGACCACAATTTGAATATGTTTAACAATGCGGCTAATATTGTAAAGCAAAATTCAGTTAAAGAATTACATACATACCAAGATAAGGGTGTAGAAATTGTAAATCTATTAACAGAAAATGTCAAAGAACTTATTACCACAACGTCTATCGAAAAAGTATTTACTCACAGCAAGTAAAACTAAATTCTGGGATTCAGTTAAAAGAGATAACTGGATTATCAACTTTTCGATATTTGATGAAACAAATGTATTATTGATTATAACATCTTCAATTACAGGCCAAACTATAGTTCGTCATTACAATGACGAGGATTTGGCCTGTATCTTTTTGAATTACGTTTTTGAATTAGACCCAACATTAAAACATCAGTTATAAAAAGTGTTAAAACCTAAATAGTCATAAAGATTATAAGGAGAAAAAAA